TTTTTACAGTTGTAATATTTGATAATATAGATGTATCAGAATCATCAATCTCTTGTATTAGTTTTGAGTATCTAAATATACCTTCAAATTTTCTTAAATTTTTTGTACTGAAATCAGTTAATGTATTTGTGACCAAAGTTTTAATTGTATCAGTAGATTTAGTAGTAGCATTTTCATCAAACTTAACATTAGAAGTCAAAAGTATTGATGTTGTTTCTGGTGTTACAATTTCAGGTGTTACACTTGCAAGATTATATTTTTTTAAATTATCAGTAATATTTTTTTTAGTTGTTTCTGTTAAAGTAGCGCCTGAAGTAGGAACAATACCTATAAAAACTTTTCCATATATAGGTGTTTCAGCATCCTCTCCTCCATATGCACTAATTGATAATGCATTAGGATAAAATGTTTTTGTTAGTGTCTCATAATCTTTTGTTGTAACTGCTCTATTTTGTGATTGAAATTGTAAAGGTGCATTAAATCTAATTGAGTTATTAGATTGTGCTAAAGAACCACCTTGTGAATTAGATACTGTTGAAATTGATACATCCGATAAACCACCAATAGTACCCTCTAAAGTAAATGATGAAGCACCATTACTATCACTCATATTTGTAACGATATATTGTAAAATTACAATATTACCATCTTCTAGAGCTTTACCTAAAACACCATCACCAAAATATACTTCATATTTACCATCTTGTCCTTCTTGTAAGAAATAAACTTTTGATGTTGAATCTAATTCGGTTAGTGTTTGTGATTTAGTATATGTATTTTGAGT